CGAAAAGGAATTTAAGGTAAAAAGAAGTGATATTTTCAAAGAAGTTGAACGATCACGGATACTATGAGCACAGACCTCCAGAAGAATCTCGCAAAAGAGATAATAGCTAATGCTGCGCGAAGGTCTAAAAAGAACAAAGGAGAGTTGGTGGAATTGGGTGGGTATAGTAAGACGGTCGCCATAGCAAAGCCGCAAGCGATTATTGACCAAAAAGGAGTGCAAGAAGAATTAGCTATTGCTGGTTTCACAGAAAAAAACGCAAAGACTGTAGTGAGTGAAATTCTCCTCAACAAGAAAGTAAAACCAGATACACGCNTCAATGCGGCGAAAGAAGTATTCAAAGTCGAAGGTTCATACGCGCCAGAGAAATCACAAACATTGCGTGTCAATATAAACGCGACGGATGCTGGTAAAAAACTTACAGTATTAGCTGTGCGTGTTAGAGAACAAATGAGAAAAGAGTTAACTCAAAAAATATATGAAAGGAATACGAGGAAAGCATCGCGCGGAAGCGACTAATTATGAAGCAAAAACCCGGAGAAGATTTACCTTTGCAATTATCTAATCTCGATATTCATTTGTGGATTAGATTGCATGAAATCAAGAATGAAGCAGGTAATCCGCTTGATTTCAGAGACCATCTTTTTCTCTTTGATATTTATTCAGACCAATCACCGAAGTTAGTTTGTTACAAAGCAGCGCAAGTGGGATTTACGACGATGGCGTTGCTAAAAAGTATTTGGCTTGCAAAAACGCAGAAGATGGATGTGATTTATACAATGCCATCTGTGACAGACATTCGGGAAATTATTGGAGGGAAACTTAATCGTTTGATTACCAATAACCCTATATTATTATCTTATGTCAAAGACAAAGACGCAATCGAACAGAGACAATTCGGAGAATCAATTATCTACTATCGTGGGACATGGAGCGAAAAAGCGGCCATCGGGGTCTCATCAGATCTCAACATCTACGACGAGGAGGACAGGAGTAAACAAGATGTTATCCAGCAATATAGCTCACGTCTCCAGCACAGCGCCAGAAAATGGGAATGGCATTTTAGTAATCCTTCCGTGGAGGGGAATGGAGTTAGCAGATATTGGGGGATTTCAGATCAAAAGCATTGGTTCATCAAGTGCGGAAATTGTAGTAAAGAACAGTTTCTTTCTTGGCCTGATTCAATTTCCAAAGAACAGAAAGAGTTTATATGTAAATTTTGTGGTCGAGGATTAACGAGAGAAGAAAGGCGAGTTGGAAGATGGGTACAAAAGTTTAAGAGCAAAGAGTTCAGTGGCTATTGGATCAGTCTCTTAATGGCTCCGTGGATTACGGCAGATGAGATAATCAAATACCATGAAACGAAAAGCGCCGAGTATTTCAGTAACTTTGTACTTGGACTCCCGTATGTTGGGGAAGGCAACCAAGTTACGCCCGATATTATTTATCGGAACTGTACGCCGGACATCAACTCGCAAGATCGCGTTGTCATTGGATGTGATTCTGGCCTTAAAAAACACTATGTATTGGGTAATAAATACGGAATCTTCTATGCAGGAATTGCGAACGATTGGTCAGAAATTGAAGGATGTCTCGCAAAATATGAACGCTCAATCGTAGTGATAGACGCTTTACCAGATTTAACTGAACCGCGAAGATTGAGAGAAAAGTATCCGGGGAGAGTATTTTTATGCCATTACGCTAGAGATCGCAAGACATTTCAGATAGTGCGTTGGGGAAAGGGAGAAGAAGCGGGGAATGTGATTGTGGATCGCAACCGAATGATACAAATAGTGATTGATGATTTTGCGAATAAGAAAATCCCTCTGCAAGGGACGCAGGATGATTGGACTGAATATGCAAGTCATTGGGACACACTCTATAAAGTTACCCAAATTGATGCCCTAGGCGTTCCACAGTCAGTCTGGGAGACAAGCAATGGAATGGATCACTGGGTACACGCAACCTCATATTGGCGTGCGGGAATGGATAGATTCAAGAACGATGGCGGCAAGATATTCACAGGAGAACCAATGAATTTTCCTGTTGGAACGAGTATTGGAGCAGACCTGAAAATGCCGTGGATGCCGCCACGGAAGTTTATTTATCCTGAATCCAATGACACAGAGGATTGGCGAGTTAATTAAAGTTGAACTCACACCCAAAGAAGCAGAGTTTTTTGTCGCTTTCAGGATTGCTAAAATCTTTGAGATTCAGTCAGCACGGGTAGAGGTAAATATCCATAATAACCAAGTACAAAATATCTATATTCACTCCAAAGTATTTGAACACTTGACAGATTTTTGTTAAGTTCTAGTATGTAGGTAACAGCTCTAATCTGTACCACTGACGAGCGAACGCATTTTTTGCGTCCGCTCTTTTTGTTTTTATGTCTTTGCTTGACGCATTTTATTCACTCGCACAATTCACAAATAAAGTTAGCGACTCTGATGAGAGTATTGTTTCTGATCTATTGCCCGAATTAGAGTTGTCAATGGATGATACTGAACTGATTGAACTGAAACGTAATTGGCTGAAACAATGGGAACCCTACAAGAAAGAAATTGAGAAGAAGCAAATTGATAATGAAAATTATTGGATTGGCCAGCAATTCGCGATAGGCAAAGACACACGCCCACTCGTTGACAATTTGATCTTTGAATCACTGGAAACTTTTTTGCCGATTGCCACACGTTCTAAAGCTGATCCTGTGGTTGAGTCAGATAATACCGAGGGAGGGAATGCGTTGGCGGAGAAAGTGCGTAAGATGCTGATATATATTACTGACATCCTTTCTTACAATCTTAAAGTAAAACAAGTCGCGAGATACTGGGCGTTATATTTTCTCGGCGCAATGAAAGTTGGCTGGTCAATGAAAGAAAATGATATTACATGTGTTGCAATTCGTCCACAGAAATTTATTTTAGACCCCAAAGCTACGATTGAGAACGGGGAGTACAAGGGTTATTACATTGGAGAAGAATTGGAGGATATGGCATCTGATCTTGTCTTGCGGTTTCCGAAAAAAGATAAGTTTATCACAGACAAAGTACAACAGAAAATGGGAACCACTTTGCAGTATGTGATGTGGACGACGGATGAATATGTGTTTTGGACATTGGAAGATGAAGTATTGGCTAAAAATAAAAACCCTCATTGGAATTATGAAACAACACAACCTTTACCTGCCGATCCTTTTACCGGCCAGCCACCGGTGGATGAACGAGGACAAGTTAAGATGCAAAAAGTGCCCGGCAAGAATCATTTCAAAAATAAGAAGAAACCTTATGTTTTTCTTTCTGTTTTTAATTTAGGCAAACAACCTCACGACAACACTAATCTTGTTCAACAAAATCTTCCTTTGCAGGATTTAATCAATAAACGATTAAATCAGATTGATAAAAATGCTGATAATGCTAACGGAGGATTAGCGGTGTCGGGGGATGCGTTTACCGAAGAACAGGCAAGTAAGGCCGCAAAAGCCAAGCGTGCAGGGGGAGTAATTTGGGTGCCAACAGGACCAATAGATGCGGCGGTCAAAAACCTGTCGGGCGAGTCATTGCCGAATTTTATTTATGAATCTCTTATAGACTATCGAAACGAACTGCGGAATATCTTTGGTACAAGAGGTTCAACGCCGCAAGGCACAGTGAATGAACAGACTGTCCGGGGAAAGTTAATTATTAAAGGACAAGATTCTGATCGTATCGGCGGAGGAATCTCGGCATATTTGGAGCAATTTTCGGATAACATATTTAATTGGTTTGTCCAATTGATGTATGTCTACTATGACGAACCGCATTTTGCCTCAATTTTAGGGAAAGAACGTACTAGAGAATACATCCAATTAGTAAATAGTGAATTTGGTAAAACGAAACTATTGGTTGGGGTCAAAGAGGGTTCAATGATTCCGCATGATCCTGTTAATAAGCGGAACGAGGCAATTGATTTATGGACAGCGCAAGGCATAGACCCGATTACGTTTTTCGATCGTTTAGAATTTCCTAATCCAAGAGAGGCCGCCAAGAATCTGTTTTTGTGGAAAGCCGATCCGATTGCCCTTTTTCCCGATTTACAGCAAGCCCAGCAACAGCAACAGGTCATACAGCAACANCAAATGGCACAACAACAGCAGAGTCAAGTCCAAGAACAGCAAAAGGTCGAGCAACAAAAATCCCAGCAAGAACACCAACAAAAACAGCAACAGATTTTATTGCAGGGTTTAATTAAACAACCTGTAAGATAATACCATTAAGATAATATGCCCGCATTTCTTGAAAGAAAGTTGAAAAAAGAGTATCCGAATAATCCCGTCGCAGTATATGGAACGATGAACAAAATTGGAGCGATGCGCGGGAATAAAGAGACAGCGAAAGGCCGAATGATGACCAAAAGGCATCAAGCTGACGCTCTAAAAAGAAAAATGATGTGAGCCGTGTTCAAACTACAACTCAATCCCGTTTTGCGCTTAGTCCTGAAGATAGAAATAGATTTGCCAGAAATCCTCTGCCCCTTAGCAACAAAGAAGAAAGAGCGCGAATAGCCAGAAAGTATCAAGGGGCTAACTTTCTCAAACTAGATACTAAAAGTAACCAAGCGAGCGCGTTAAAAAGAGCGATTAAAAAATAAATAGATGGGTTTTCGCTCGGCGGTTTCCTTCCAAAAAACAACCTGCGAAAAATATGCCAACAGTAGATGAAATTCTAGGCGATATTCCCAAAGAAGGTTCAGATGCCTTCGAGGGACTGGAGAAGGAAACTCCATCGGACTCGCCATCCGAGAAAAAACCAGAAGAGGACAAGCCAGTGGAGGGCGAGAATACTCCTGAAGATAAACTGCCTTTTCATAAGCACCCTCGTTGGATTGAAAGAGAAAACGAGTTAAAAAGTTTGCGGGAACGTGAGGAGGAAAATGCTAAAGTTATCGCTGAACTCCAAGCATCCCAAGAAGAATCCAAAAGAGTCGAGTCGTCGGATATACCCGATTGGTTCAAGGAACTTTATGGAGAAAACGAAATGGCGTGGCAAAAGTATAGCCAACGCGAGCAAGAACGTGAAGCGGAGCTAGAAGCGAAAATTATTCAGCGCCAAGAAACTATCAAACAGCAAGAAATGGCTGAAACAGTGAAGTGGAATAAATGGGTTGATGAGGAAATCACCACGCTTCAAGCTGAAGGATTGAAATTTGATCGCAATGAGTTGATCAAAACCATGCTCGATTATCGCCCAACGGATGAAAACAATAATTTTGACTTTCATAAGGGCTATAAAATTTACGAAGCATTGAAAACTAAAGAAGACCCTGCTCATTCGGACGCCCGCAAAAAATTGGCTGATACTGCCACGAAAACAACTTCGGGTGAAAAACCGCCCAAAGATTACATGACACCCGCAGATTTGAGAAATAGGTCATGGGGCAATCTAATATAATTCACTAATTAAATCATTATGCCAGCACTAGGTAATCGCGTCACTACAACGACGCAAAGTCATCTTTTGCCAAAAGTCGTAGATACAATCCTTAACGGAAATGTATTTGCTACTCGAATGCTCTCACGAGCGTCAAAGTTCAACGGTGAGAGAATGAAGTTTCCGGTTAAATACGCAAAGAATATCACAGGTACATCTTTTGCAGGATTCGACACATTCTCTACTGCGGCAACGGATAACAGAGTTAATCTTCAGTTCGTGCCGAAATTCTATCAAATGTCAGTCGCACTGCCACTTGATGAGTTATCATCCAATGCCACCGAAGAAAAAGTTCTTGACTTAGCTAAACTTGAAATGGCCTCAACTGCCCAAGATATGGCTGACGACATCGGAACTCTTTTCTACAGCACAGGCACAGGCAATAACTCAAAAGACTTTTTAGGTTTGGAAGCTATTGTGGATGATGCAACAAACGCGGCAACATTCGGAACCCTTGCTCGTTCAACGTATACAACCTTGAAGTCTACTGTGACTGCATCATCAGGAACTATCTCATTAGCCAAAATGTCAACGTTGTACAACAACGCGGCATCGGGCGCGCAAAAACCTACCTTAGGTCTTTGTTCGGAGACGATTTTCAGTCTTTACGAACAGTTGTTACAACCACAGGAACGCATCGCTAAAGATGTTTCCTTAATGAAATCTGCAGGAAATATGGGGAAGGTTGGAACGGGTATGATTGGAGGCACTGGATTCACAGGGCTATTCTTCAAAGGATTCCCAATTCTAGCGGATGAGAAAGCGACTTCGGGTGTTCTTTACTTCATCAACGAGGATTTCATTGATTGGTACGGATTGCCAATGGCAATGACTCAACCAATTAAGTATCGCTCGCAAGACATTGACGGAAATGATTATTCTTCACTTGAAGGTCTTGGGTTCTCGTGGAGTGATTGGATCAAACCAACAAACTCGGCATCTGTGGTCGGTCACATTTATCTTGGAGGAGAACTAATCTCGCAAAATCC